TACTAAGAATTTTAGATAGTATAAAAATAGTATGCAACAATATTACTTGTGAAAGTGCATGGTTTTGGATGTTGGAGCCATGGATTAGATTGGGATACATCACAGACAATACAGAAAATCCTACTATCATTCCAAAGAAAATTCGTTATGGTGGAAAAGAAAATGACATCCTAGAAAATTATTCCAAAATAAAAACATATTTTGAACATGTGAATTTACCAAACCTTAACAAAAAACAATTAACCAAATTTATTGAGATGTACTAATTATGGAAGTAAAAATACCAGTTGAAGAATTGCGAGAAAAAAAGATTATGGTTTGTACACCGATGTACGGTGGAATGTGCAGCGGAATGTACACTAAAGCTTGTTGTGATTTGGCAACACTTGCAACCAAATATGAAATGGATTTAAAATATTTTTATCTGTTCAACGAATCCTTAATTCCTCGAGCAAGAAATTATTTGTGTGATGAATTTATGAGAAGTGACTATACACATCTCATGTTCATAGATGCAGATATTCATTTTGATCCAAATGATGTACTTACTTTAGCCGCACTGGACAAAGATATCATTGGTGGCCCTTACCCAAAGAAATGTATTGCATGGGAGAAAGTTCGGAATGCAGTTGATATGGGCCTTGCAGATGAAGACCCCGAAATTTTAGCAGAATACACTGGTGATTATGTTTTTAACCCAGTAGAAAACACACACAAAATTCAAGTTGCGGAGCCAGTTGATGTTTTGGAAATTGGTACAGGCTTTATGTTGATAAAAAAGCAAGTGTTTAATGATTTTCGTGAAGCATATCCCCAATTCAGTTATACACCAGATCACAATCGTTCAGAACATTTTAAGGGTGATAGAAATATTCATGCTTACTTTGATACTGTGATTGACTCAAAGGCTTATTTGGGTGATATTGCTGGTGGGAGTGATCGATATCTTTCTGAGGATTATTTCTTTTGTCAATTTGTTCGCAAGATTGGATATAACATTTATCTTTGCCCGTGGATGAAATTGGGACATATGGGTTCTTATATTTTTTCTGGTTCGATGGCGAGTTTAGCAAATCTTGAATTTGCCTCTCATGGATTGGATACTGCGAAAGTAAGCGGCCACACAAAACGAAGAAAGAAAACAACAAAAAGAAAAAATAAGAAATGACTTGACAATGTGTTAAGAATTTGTTATAATTATACTATTAACTAAACCTGAAATGGAGAATAAAATGAAAGTAAGTGAAAGAACAACCAATCTTTTAAAAAATTACGCAAACATCAATCAAAGTATAGAATTTCGTGAAGGAAACATTCTTAGGACTGTTTCTCCATTGAATACTATTCTGGCCTCAGTAGAGATCAGTGAGGATTTACCAAAGACATTCCCGATATATGAATTGAATCGATTTCTTGGTACGTTGTCATTGTTTAATGATCCAGAGTTGGATTTTACTGATAATGGTGTTACGATATCTGATTCAAATCATGAAGCAACATATCGTTATTGTGGAAGTAGTTCCATGTTTCAAACACCTCCTGAGAAAGATATAACCTTTCCAGAACCAGAAGTTGAATTTCAACTGACACAAGATGTGTTTAAAAAGACCATTAACGCAGCAAACATTTTGGGACTTCCAGAAGTTGTTGTTGAAGGTGATGGAATCGAAGTAAGATTGTTAGTGTCCGATACAGGTAATGTATCATCGGATCGTTTTTCAACAAGTGTCGGCCCTACGGACAAGACATTCTGTATGATTTTCAAAACAGAAAATCTTAGTAAAATCGTGGAAGGGACATATAATGTTTGTCTTTCTTCAAAACGAATTTCACATTTCAAACGAGAGGGTGATTCGTTACAATACTGGATTGCATTAGAACAAAATTCAACCTTTGAGGAGTAATTATTATGACCGAATCTTTATTATGGGTCGAGGGATATAGGCCCAAGACCATCGATGAATGTATACTTTCCGAAAAAATTAAGGGAACTTTATCAGACCTTGTAAAAGATGAAAAGATTCCCAATCTTATGTTTACGGGGCCGTCAGGAGTTGGTAAGACAACTGCAGCACGAGCACTTTGTGAACAAACAAATAGCGATTATCTGATTATCAATGGTTCAGATGAGGGTAGAATGATTGATACCCTGCGAACCAAGTTGACTCAATTTTGTTCTACTATTTCTTTTGGGGGTGGTAGGAAGATTGTGATTATAGATGAAGCGGATTATATGAATCCCGATTCTGTTCAACCAGCCTTGAGAAACTTTATTGAGAAGTTTGCAGAAAATTGTTCATTTATCTTCACTTGTAATTACAAAAATCGAATAATAAATCCGATTCATTCACGATGTGCAGTTGTAGATTTTGGATTGGGTAAAGAAGAGAAACCACATATCGCAACCCTGTTCATGGAACGATGTGTGTCAATATTGGCAAAAGAAAACGTAACTCATGACACGAAAGTAATTGCAGAATTAATCAATAAACACTTTCCAGATTTTCGCAGAGTTATTAACGAACTTCAAAGATATTCAACTTCGGGAGATATCGATTCTGGTATTCTTGCGAATATTGGTGAATTGAATTTGACTTTATTAATTTCTACATTACGAGAAAAGAATTTTCTGAAAATGCGCCAATGGGTTTCATCAAATGTAGATAATGACCCTGTATCCGTTTATCGTAAAATTTATGATAAATTATATGATGTACTGGAGAAATCTTCCATACCTCCAGCAGTATTAATTATTGCAGATTATCAATATAAATCGGCCTTTGTTGCAGACCAAGAAATAAATCTTGTTGCATGTTTGGTTGAATTGATGGCAGAATGTGAGTTTGTATGATGAATGAATTATTTGAAAAATTTGGAAAAACAGAAATTTTTGGAAAACGAATTTTACATGTTGCCTCTCCTGTTCGATGGAGAGGAAGTAGGTATGAGGTAGAGCGTTGTTCCAACTGGAAAGTAATGATGGATACGGTGAATTTTTTACCAATGTGTCATCATTATATTATGGTTCCAGAAAGGAACACACTTACTCCTTCCAATGAACTTTATTCGATGGATAACGTAACGATAATTCCGTTTCCTTATCCACAATCGGTAATGCAGAATCGTGCCAATTTCGATGGTAAAACATTCTGTAGAATCTTTTCTGGTAGACAAAAAGTAGAATTTCGCCCTGGCGAATTCATTACATTACATACTTCTTCAATTGATATTGATTTTGTATTTTGTCATCAACCAGAAATTCTTACAAATGTTCTTTGGAATTTATTGTCACTTCGTTATGGAATGAACAATACGGATTCCATGTGTTTTTTCCATTGGGTTGATTGTAATGCATCAAGTCCAGCTCCAGCATTTCCCCCAACATTTTTCAGACAATTTGAAGCCATAGATCGGTGTAGTAAAATCTTTTTTCATTCTGATATGAGTTTAAAATATCTCATGTCAAATTTTGGAGGAAAGAAACCTCACGTTCTTGTTCCAGATGAAAAAATTCTGATTGATAAAATTGCAAAGATGCCACTTAAAGCAAAACCTCTTCCGCAAACTAATGGTGAGTACTGGAGCCCACCAAAAGGAATAAAAGTAATTGCATTCAATCATCGATGGAATGAAACTACTGGTGCGAGACAACTTCATAAAATGATGGAAGGACTTCCAGAAGAATATCAAGTTCTTGTTACAGATGAAAAAGTTAAAAAACCACTATCTGGATCTTCGCCAGTGGATGAAGGTGGAAAATTAGAAGAACTGGAAGAAGACAATTTGGATTCTGTCTATGAACCAGGCCGATTTAAATATGCATACGAAGGAATTCCCAAATCACGACTTGGTTCTATGGAATTATATTCTGATTTTTTACGTGGTTCTTATGCATCAGTTGCATGGATTAAAGGGTATGCAACTTGGAATTTGTCGGTACAAGACCCGATTTTAGTGGGAACACCAACTTTAGTTTATGATTCTCCTATGATGAGAGAAGTTCTTGGTGATAATTATCCGTTTTATTTTAAAACAAAAGACGATTTTCAAAGAATGATTCAAAATATGCCGAGTAGTTTTTCTCATTCTGTACCAACACATGATTATACATTTCGGGATAATTTAGTTCAGGCCATGATGAGTAGTTGGCAACATACTAAAATGAATAAAGAGGGGTCTTTTTGTAAGCCTTGGTTATATTTTATTTTGAATGGTATGGAATATAAGAAGGATTTTCTTTTTCAAACACATCCGATTATGGTGGATGCACAAGGTGGAAATTCTTGGGAAACAATTCGTAGATGGTGTTTACAATTTGGTTTGAAAGATGATCCAACTTCTCGCCACACTCGTTTGTTTATTCCAAATGAAGACATGAAGAACAAAGTGGAAAAATATTTAGAAGAATTTGATGGTTCTAAATATTCTATGAAAGAACACGAAGAATTCCATAGTGAATTAAATAAAAGTAATGTAAGATCAACTTTATCGGAGTTTATGTAATGAGCCCTTTTGACTTTGTAAATCAGATTAATCATGGTAAAATAAATCTAATGGACAAAACTCCCGAATTAGAAAAGGAGTATAAACAGTTCATTATAAATCGTGCATTGAGTTTTAATCATGATACGGTACTTTATTCAAACGAAATGAATGTCCAAAATCACCTAAATCCGAAACTTCAATTCGACTTTTTTCTAAATATAATCAGACCGAAGAAACGGTATGGAAAATGGTTGAAACGTGAAAACAATGAAGTTCTCGAATTAATCAAAGAATATTATAAGTGCAGTTATGCGAAAGCAAGAGAATACTCTACTTTACTTGATGATTCGCAACTGGATATTATTAAACAAATAGTTGATACAGGTGGTTTGAAAGGACAAAATGAGCGAACAGATAATTCAAGCAATGATTGAAGTTACATTAAAAGAACCCGATGATTTTCTAAAAGTTAGAGAAACCCTCACACGAATCGGGATTGCATCACGCAAAGAAAAAACTTTATTTCAGTCATGTCATATCCTGCACAAGCAGGGAAAATATTACATAGTACATTTTAAAGAGTTGTTTGCATTAGATGGCAAGACAACTAATTTTTCTGAAAACGATGAAGCAAGACGAAATACAATTGCCAATCTACTCGCAGAATGGGAATTAATCTCTCTTGTGGAACCAGATAAATCATCAGAACTTACTGTGCCTTTGAGTCAGTTGAAAATCCTATCTTTTAAAGAAAAGGATGAATGGGAGCTAACTCCCAAATATAATATTGGAAATAAAAGGGATTCTGATGAGAATGACGAATGATTTACTTTTTTATAAATTATTTTCAGGTGTAAAAGACCCCAAACGAGCTACAGAAGGTTCCGCATGTTTTGACTTGTACTCTTTTTTGCCAGACAACTCGGCGGTTTCGGTATATATAACCCATTCTGAAGAGTTGGAAATAAGAAATAGATTGGTACAAAATGAAAGAGTACAAGTTAATCCTAATGAAAGAGTTTTGATACCTACTGGACTTATTTTTGATATTCCAAACGGACACTCAGTTAAATTATATCCAAGATCCGGCCTGACATTGAAACAAGGATTGACCCTTGCAAACAACGTGGGCATAATTGATTCGGATTATGTTGAACCTGTTTTTGCGATGGTAACGAATATAAGCGGAACAACTCAATACGTGAAACATAATGAACGTATTTGTCAGGGGGAACTTTCTAAAGATGAATTATGTATTCTAGAAGAAATAAGTGAAAAACCAGAAAGAAAAACTAACCGAGATGGAGGATTTGGATCAACTGGAAAGGAATAATTTTGGCTTACATTTTACACAAATGGACGGTTGCTACCGTTCAAGTAGTATATTACATACCAGATTATTTGCACGTTATAAACGAATTCGTGTGGCAGACCGAAGATCAAATACCAGAATTCCCACGCATAACCAAGTTTTTGGATTATTGGGATAAGAACATTGACGGCCCAATCAAAGAAGTATATATCTATGATCAAGAACAAAGTAAAGTTAGAATGGTAGATAGGAAATTTAAATTGAATTAATATGATAAATAACTATGAAAACAAAATACATACTATTAGTGGATAATGCCGGAAGTTATGCAGAAACTTCACTAATAAAATTAATTTGGTCAGTTTTAAGACATCGCCTCCATCATCTGTGTAATGGTGATGGATGGCGTGATTGAGGTGCATCATAGTGGTGGCCTCGTATTACCTCTTCTAGTCCTGTGCTAAGGATGGAAGATTTTTTAATAACCTCGCTTTTATAAGGAGGCATTATGGTTACATTAGCACATCACACCAATTTTACAGCAAACGACTTAGACCGATTCATGGGACTTTCCATTGGATTCGATTCTATGTTCAATCGTCTTGCAAACTTCCCACAACAACCAGAGGTTGGAGCATATCCACCTTACAATATCCGAAAAGAAGATGACTTTAATTTTGTCATCGAACTGGCACTTGCTGGGTTTTCGGAAAAAGATGTTGAAGTGGAACTTACAGAAAACGTTCTTTCCATTCGCTCTTTGAGTGAAAAAGGAAAACAAAATCTGGACACACCAGATTACGTTCATAGAGGAATTGCGAATCGCTCTTTCTCTCGTAAGTTTACTCTGGCCGATGACATTATTGTCAGGGGTGCAGAATTTGAAAATGGTCTTCTTAACATCACTTTGGAAAGAGTTGTTCCAGATGAAAAGAAACCACGTATCATTCCAATCACAAATCCAAATGTGATTGAACATAAAAAGAAGTAATCACACCTCTTCCCCTTACTAATATATACTTTAGTGGGGGGTT